TTTTTATTACTTTAGAGTCCCGAAGAAAAGAATGGGACAACGACCTCAAAGAACTTCATTCCAGAATAACTACCAATAGTAGAGAATTAAGAGAACATCAAGTCCAATCTGAAAATAAAATGTTAAGCGAAATTCGTGCTGTAAGAACACAACTATCCGAAAGAGTTGGAGTATTAGAAAAATGGAGATGGTTAATCATTGGTGGTTCTATTATTCTTGGATTGATGATGTCAAATCCTGACAGTATGATTTTTGATTTCTTTGGATAATCGCTTGACTTTTTGACCATTTTTTGTTATAATATAAAGTATGTCGTATATTGATGTAAAGTTTCTTAATCTTCTATCGACAAGACTACCAAAATTTAAAAGAAAATCAGAAAACTTATTTAATTTTAGATGCCCACATTGTGGTGATTCCAAAAAATCATCATCAAAGGCAAGGGGTTTTGTTTATCAAAAAAAGAACGATATGTTTTTTAAATGCCACAATTGTGGCGTTGGTCAAACACTTGGTAATCTTATTAAGTTTCTTGACCCTACTATGTACAAAGAATATGTCTTTGAAAGATTTAAGGACGGTAAAGTTGAATCAGATAAACCTGAATTTGATTTTACACCATCAAAGATTTTAAAATCTAAAACTGCTGATGAAAAACAATTAGATAGTTTAAAACGATTCGATCAGTTAGTTACTACACACCCAGCCAAACAGTTTATCTTTGATAGATTAATTCCTAAAGAACATTGGGATAAGTTTTTCTTTTGTCCTAACTTTTATGAATGGACTAATAGTATTGTTCCTAATAAGTTTCCATCTTTATCGCAAGACCATCCTAGAGTTGTAATACCTTTCTATGATAGAGCAGGTAACTTTTTTGCATTTCAAGGTCGTGCATTTGGTAAAGAACAACCTAAGTATATTACAATCAAGTTTGATGAAACAAAACAAAAGATTTATGGTCTTGATAGAATTGATTTAAACAAACCTGTAATGATAACAGAAGGTCCTATTGATAGTTTATTTTTAGACAACGCTCTTGCTCTTGCAGGTGCTGATGCTGTTGTAAATATACAACATGAACAATGCACAATGATTTTTGATAACGAACCTCGCAACGAACATATAGTGAACAGAATGAAAACTGCTGTTGATAAAAAATTTAATTTGGTAGTGTGGCCAGAATCGTTGAAATACAAAGATATTAATGATATGATAATTGCAGGAAACACCTCAGCACAGATTGAAAGTATTATATATAGAAGTACATATTGCGGATTACAAGCACATCAACACATTAACAATTGGAAAAGGATATAAATGGTCTCGAAAGACAACCTATCAGTAACTAAAAGAAATGGTCGAGGCAAAGAGTCCTTAAATATAGAAAAAATACATTCAATGGTTGGATTTGCAACCGATAATATAACAGGCGTTAGTGCTTCTCATGTAGAAATGAATAGTGGTATACAATTCTTTGATGGTATCAACACAGAAGATATACAACAGATTTTAATTAAGTCAGCAAATGATTTAATAAGCTTAGATAATCCTAACTATCAATATGTCGCAGCAAGATTATTATTATTTTCTTTAAGAAAGAAATTATTTCATAGACTATGGGAACACCCTAGTTTTTTAGACCATATCAAATCATGTATCAAAGTAGGAATGTATGATGAGGATATTCTCGTTAATTACACAGAAGCAGAAATAGATAGACTAAATGGTTTAATAGACCATGAAAGAGATTATAGTTTTACTTATGCAGGATTAAGACAAGTCATGGATAAGTATCTAGTACAAGATAGAAGTAATGGTGAGATTTTTGAAACACCACAATTTATGTACATGATGATAGCAGCAACATTGTTTGCTAAGTATCCAAAAGAAAAAAGGTTAACTTATGTTAAAAAATATTATGAAGCAGTTTCAAAATTTAAAATTAACATTCCAACACCTGTTATGGCTGGTGTTCGTACTCCTCTCCGTCAATTTGCTTCATGTGTACTTGTTGATAGTGATGATACTTTATCGAGCATCTTTAGTAGTGATATGGCTATTGGTCGTTATGTTGCCCAGCGGGCAGGCATTGGGATTAACGCTGGTCGTATTCGTGGAATCAATAGTAAAATCCGTGGCGGAGAAATACAGCACACTGGTGTTATTCCTTTTCTTAAAAAGTTTGAAGCAACCGTAAGATGTTGTACTCAAAATGGAGTGAGAGGTGGATCAGCAACAGTACATTTTCCCATTTGGCACCAAGAGATAGAAGATATATTAGTATTAAAAAACAATAAAGGTACAGAAGATAATAGAGTACGAAAGTTAGATTACTCTATACAGTTGTCTAAAATATTTTATGAGAGATTTATTGCTGATGGAGACATTACATTATTCTCTCCTAACAATGTGCCAGGATTATACGAGGCATTTGGACTACCTGAATTTGACGAGTTATATGTGAAGTATGAAAATAATAAAAAGATCCCACAAACAAAGATAAGAGCACAATCTCTATTCATGGATCTACTCAAAGAAAGAGCAGAAACAGGTCGTATATATATTATGAATATTGACCATTGTAATACACACAGCTCTTTCAAAGACAAAGTTTATATGTCTAACTTATGCCAAGAGATTACATTACCTACGAAACCCATTAAACACATTGATGACCCAGAAGGAGAGATTGCATTATGTATTCTATCTGCTATCAATCTAGGATTAATAAAAGAGAAAGATGAGTTAGAGGAGTTATGTGATTTGTCAGTAAGAGCATTAGATGAGATTATAGACTATCAAGAATATCCAGTAGAAGCAGCAAGAAAATCTACTGAAGCAAGAAGAAGTTTAGGTATAGGTTATATAGGTCTTGCTCATTTTCTTGCAAAGAATAAAGTTAAATATAATGATAAAGAAGCACTTGTATTAGTTGATGAGATTACAGAGGCATTTCAATACTATCTATTGAAGGCAAGTAATAATCTAGCAAAAGAAAAAGGTAAGTGCGATTACTTTGATAAAACAAAGTATGCTGATGGAATACTTCCTATTGATACATATAAGAAAGATTTAGACAGCATTATAAAAAGGAAGTTAAGTTATGATTGGAATACTCTTAGAAAAGATATCAAGGAGAACGGACTCCGACACAGTACCCTTTCGGCTCAAATGCCGTCAGAGAGTAGCTCGGTTGTATCAAATGCTACGAACGGTGTTGAGCCACCTAGGGATTATCTATCTGTTAAGAAAAGTAAAAAAGGTACTCTTAAACAAATAGTTCCCGAATACAATAGATTAAAGAATTTCTACACACTATTATGGGATATGCCTAGTAATGAAGGTTATATTAATGTAATAGCGGTAATGCAAAAGTATTTTGACCAGGCAATTAGTGGTAACTGGAGTTACAATCCTGAAAATTATAAAGACGGAGAAGTACCTACATCTATTATGGCAAATGATTTACTCACAACATATAAACTAGGATGGAAAACATCTTACTATCAGAATACATATGACGCTAAAGCAGACATAGATGAACCTACACATACACTTGGTTGGCATGATAATGTAAAAGAAGAACCACAAGAGATTATTTTAGATGACCAAGAAGAATGTGAAGCCTGTGCCATTTAAATATTTTCATGAAAAAATGAAAGAAGAACAAGATTTATTGAATTTATCAATGAAAGAATCTTTTAGACAAAGGGATGAAAGAAAAATGAAAGAACCTTACACTATCATACATACAGAACAATTCTACTGTGATGGATCTGAAGAGGATTATGACAAACATCCAAGAGTACATTACACATTTAATAATAAAGTAGATAGTACAGATAAAACTGATAAAGGGTATGTGGTATGTGAATATTGCTATAAAAAATTTAAATATGAAGAAAAGAAAAGTAATACAGATTTTATTAATGATGTTTTAAGAGGAGGACAATAGTGAGAGAAGAAATAATTACAGAATTAAAAACAGTTTATGATCCAGAGATAACCTCTATTAATATATTTGACTTGGGATTAGTATATGACATTGACATTAAGGATAAGGATGTTACTGTTACTCATACTTTAACTTCTATGTTTTGTCCTATGGCTGATGAAATACAAAGAAACATTAAGACTGCCGTAGAGCGAGTAGAGGGTGTTGAAACAGTAAAAGTTAAGCTAACACATACCCCACCATTTACAAAAGAAATGATGAGCGAAGAAGCAAGAATGGTATTAAATCTATGAGTAGTTGTAGTTGTGGTAGGTCACCAACAGGACTTTGTGTTGGTTGGCATAGATTGACAAAAGAAGAATATAAAAAGAAGAAACAAGAATATGAAAAACTGTCAGAAGAAAAAAAGAAAACTGCTTTCCATGTTCGAGCAATAGACGGATTTGGAGAATAAATGACAAAAGTATTTAATACAAAAAAAGTGAATTGGTTAAAACAACCAATGTTTTTTGGTGAAGAACCAAACACACAACGATTTGACCAACAAAAGTATCCTGTATTTGAAAAGTTAAACCAACAACAATTGGGATTCTTTTGGCGACCAGAGGAAGTATCTTTACAAAAAGATAGAAATGATTATCATTTATTATCAGATGACCAAAAACATATCTTTACATCTAATCTAAAGTATCAAACATTATTAGATAGTGTACAAGGTCGTGGTCCATGTTTAGCATTTTTACCATTCTGTAGTTTACCTGAATTAGAATCTATGCTTGTTGCATGGGACTTTAGTGAAACAATACATAGTCGGTCATATACTTACATAATGAAGAATGTTTATCCAAACCCAACAGCAGTACTAGATACGATTGTTGAAACGCCAGAGATTATGGCAAGAGCAGAAACAGTAACCGAATCGTATGATAAGTTTATTGAGTATGCTCATAAATTTCATCTAATGGGAGAGGGTACTACTAAAGAATTAAAGAAGTTATTATACTTAACATTAGTTAATGTAAATATACTAGAAGGTATTAGATTTTATGTTTCATTTGCTTGCTCGTTTGCCTTTGGCGAATTAAAACTAATGGAAGGTAGTGCAAAAATTATATCTCTTATTGCAAGGGACGAAAATTTACATCTTGCAGTAACACAAAACATTATAAATAACTACCGTAATAAAGAGAACGATAAAGAAATGTTACAGGTCATAAAAGAAACGGAACAAGAAGTTTATGATATGTATAATATAGCAGTTCAACAAGAAAAAGATTGGGCAAAGTATTTGTTTAAAGACGGTTCTATGATAGGATTAAATGATATTTTATTGAATCAATATGTTGAATATATGGCAAACAAAAGAATGAAAGCAATCGGCTTAAAACCACAATACGATCAACCACAATCAAATAACCCTTTACCATGGACAACACATTGGTTGAATAGTCGTGGTTTACAAAATGCACCACAAGAAACTGAAATAGAAAGTTATGTGGTGGGCGGAATCAAACAAGATGTTGAGACCGACAGTTTTAAAGGATTTCAATTATGAGCAACCCAAACTTAAAAACCGTGTGTGATGGTTGTAGTGCAAACTACATTGTTAAACATGATTTACCAGACGATTATATAGAACAATATTGTCCTTTTTGTGGAGAAGAACATGAAGAAACAGAAGAACATATTACTGATATAGATGAAAACTGGGACTAGTTGGATATATCAAGGTAAAATAGTTAAAGAACTTCCTAATGATTGTGAAGCGTTTGTTTATTTGATAACAAACTTATCTAACAACATGAAGTATGTTGGTAAGAAGTTAGCAAAATTTAAGACTACCAAACCTCCACTTAAAGGTAGAAAAAACAAAAGACGAGGCACAAAAGAAAGTGATTGGAGAACCTATTGGGGTTCATCTGATAAACTGATTGACGAAGTAGAAAGACTAGGTGAGAATAAATTTACCAGAGAGATATTGTATTATTGTCCTAGTAGAGGTGTTGCAAGCTACCTAGAAGCAAAAGAACAGTTTGAAAGAAAAGTCCTTGAGTCCGATGAATACTACAATGGTATTATAAATGTTCGCATTGGTGGTTCTGAAATTTTAAGAAAATCGCTCAAAAAATTATCAAAAATCAAATTTGTCTAAATATGAGTAGGTGCAACCGAAAGGTGTGTATCTAAATCCGAAATTTGATTTGATATCTCAAACTTCACAACTTTGGCGTGAGTAATGGCACAGGTAAAACTATTGATTACTAAAATTCTAAAAATCTTAAAGAGAACTCCCTATCGACCAGAGAGGCATTACCTCAGAGGTCGCAGAATAGAACAAAAGTAGAACAAAACTAGTCATTATTCACGCTCTAACCTATCAAAAAGTGTTGTATTTTTACAACAATCTCAATTAAATCCCCATAATCTTATAAATCGTTGATTTTACTTGCTTTTTTAATGCATATTTCGGGCATATTTGACCCGATAATGCTTGTAATTTGGCTAAAACTAGTATATAGTATAAGAATAATAACAATTAAGTTATTATGAAAACGAAAGACTACAATATGAAAATGACTATACAAAACATATACGACAAATTTGCGACTTTAAAAACTTCTTCTGATAAATTAATTTATCTTCAAGAATTAGAAACTTTA